GGGTTAATTGGGCTATGAAAAAAATGGAATCAATAAGGAATGAATAATGCCAAAACCAAGAGCAAACGAAACTGAAAGAGATTTTTTAACTAGATGTATGCTAGATGATGAAAGTAGAACTGACTTTCCTGACAGCGACCAACGATTAGCATTTTGTTATTCTCAATACGAAAACAAAAATCATAAAAACACATTTGACAAAAAGTTTGTTAAAAGATGGAAAAATGATTATGAAAAAAAATTAAAGTCATCCGAGAATAAAGTAATTCCAAAAGTAAATAGATTTTATCAATCAGAATATTATAAAGGGGTTGATAAATTTATAGAAACCGAAAGAACAGAATACATGGATTTATTTCATTATGAGTTTTTTCAAAACATATATAAAGAAATATATAGAGATATTGGTATTGACATTGCTAAATGGTATGTAAATAATTTTGAAAAATATCAAACAAAAGAATTTAATTCAAAAGATTATATAAGTATTTGGTTGGCAAATTTTACTGCTTATGGCGTAAGGGTTGCCGCAGCTAATATTGTTGGTGTTAGTGCTACTGCTAAAAAAACACTAATAAGATTAACTAGAAAATTATTTAGCGACCCATCTTATGCAACATTGGGTGCTGCTGAAAAGGCAAGAATATTAAGAAAACAATTTAAACATTATTCAAGATTTCAAGCAATAAGATTGGTTAGAACAGAATCAACAAGAATTGCAAACTATGCAATGCAAGTTAGTGCCAACGAATTATTTGCTGGGCGTAAAATTATGAAACAATGGATGACATCATTAGATGATAGAGAAAGAGAATGGCATGGAATTGCAAATGGACAAATAGTTGAGAATGATAAAAACTTTATAGTTGGTGGTGAATCAATGCCAAGACCAGGTGAAGGTTCAGGTAGGAATGTTGTAAATTGTAGATGCTCAGTTTTTTATTTTCCTGAAAAGGATGATGGCTCAATATTTGGCTAATTTTATTTTTGTAATTTTGCTTAAAATTAAAGATTATGAACTTTTTATATAAAGCAGCACCACTTGGAGAACTAACCGATTATGATGAAAAAAATTCAATAGTAAAAGGTTATGGTTCTTATTTTGATAATAAAGATAGCGACCAAGATATAATTAGAAAAGGTGCATACAAAAAAACCATTGAAGAAAATGGTGAAAGAGTAAAATATTTATACCAACACAACATGATGCAACCCATTGGTAAAATGGAAGAACTATATGAAGATGAAAAAGGATTGGTGTTTGTTGCATCTATTCCAAAAACAACTTTAGGTAGTGATGTTATTGAACTAATGAAAGCAGGAGTTATTACTGAAAATTCAGTTGGTATAATGCCAATCGTAAAAGAAAATAAAGAAAATTACAGAGAAATAAGAGAAGTTAAACTTTATGAAATTTCTGCTGTAACACTAGCTGCCAATGACCAAGCAAAAATCATTGATGTAAAAGGTGAAAAAAATCTTGATGAAGTTTATAAAAGATATGATAATCTTTGTAAACTATTAAGAAAAGGGGATATTTCAGATGATATGGGATATGCCATAGAGAGTGAATTGTTGAAACTAAAAACTTTATTCGTTAGTGCTACTCAGCCGATTGAAGAAATCACTGAGCCAGTAGAAAAAAAGGAGGAGTTAGACATATATAATTATTTGTTAAACACATTAAAAAAGTAACTAAAATGACAGAAAATGTTAAAAAAGAGCTAGACCAATTAGGCGACATTATAGACGCTAAATTAGAAAAAGCTCATGGACAAGCTGTTGAAAGTGCTACTGGCAAAGCGGATGAAGCCCTAAAAGGTGAAATTTCTAATTTGACTAGTAAATTCAACGAAAGAATGGATGCTATGGAAGTTGCTAATAAAAAACATTTTGAACAAAAAAGTGAGTCAAAAGATTTTAAAAGCAATTTAACAAAAGCATTAAACGAAGGAGTGATTGATAATTTTAAATCTGGTAATTCAGGCGCTGCTCAATTCGAGATTAAAGCGGATATGACTATAGGTGCTGACTTTACAGGGGATGTAATTCCGCCACAAAGAGTACCAGGTTATAAATTTGACCCAACAACTCCAATGAATCTAAGAGAAATCATTAATATTGGTTCTACTGATTCAGATGTAGTAAGATTTGTAAAAGAATCAGGATATTCTAATGGTGCTGCTGCAAAAGCAGAGGGTGCTACATTAGGACAAACTGATTTCGATATGGCTGCTCAGTCAGTGAATGTTGAGAAAATCGGAACATACCTTAGAATTTCTGAGGAAATGTTAGCAGATACTCCACAATTATCTTCTTATATCTCAATGAGAGTACCAGCTAAATTAATGGAAGTCGAAGATGACCAAATTTTAGGTGGTAATGGTGTTGCACCAAACCTAAATGGACTATATAATTCAGGCACTAACTTTGACACTTCAGCTAATGGTAAATTTTACCAATCAGTTGAAGCGGCAAATGAATTTGATGTACTTGTTGCTGCAATAAATCAGCTACAAATCGCAAATTATAGAGCAGATTATATTTTATTAAATCCAACTGATTTTCACAAGATACTATTGTTAAAAGATACGACTAACAATTATCTTAAAGACCAAGTTTATCAGGGATTACAACCTAATTTCTTAGGTGTGCCAATCGCTGTAAACAATGAAGTAAATGCAGGTTCATTCCTAGTAGGTAACTTCGGTCAGGGATGTCAATTATGGATTAGAGAAAATGTTAATGTTGGATTCTATCGTGAAGATGGTACAAACATTAGAGATGGATTTGTTACAGTTAGAGTACAAGAGAGAGTGGCACTTGCTACATATCTTCCAAATGCTATAATTGATGGCACATTCAGTAGTGCAAAAACAGCATTAGAGACACCGTAATAGGTTGATTTAATAGCTTATAAATGCAAAAGAGGGGTGTTATTCACCCCTTTTTTTATGGGGTAAACTAAAATAAATGTAAAATAAATGTAAAATATATTTTGTATTTAAAAAAATATTTGTAGATTTGATTATAATTAAAAAAAAAACAAATGATATTATTAACAAAAACAGAATTAATAAAAGAACTTAAAAAAGTAAATAAAGAAAGATTAAATATTCATAAAGATTTTCAAAATGGAAAACTTAAAGAAAAATTTCCAACAGAGGAAGATTTTCAAATTGAATATTCTTCTTTATGGGATAAATTAGATAATTGGCAAAAATATTATAAAATAAAATAATTAAAAACAAAACAATATGAATAATTTAGAAAAAAATCAAATAAAACAAATGATTAAAAGCCATGATAAAATGGTTAACTGGCAATGTAACATGAATTGCTGTATAATGCTAATTGAAAATAGAGTTAAAGATTTAAAGTTTAAACCAGATGGTAAAATCGTGGGCTTAGATAAGGTATATCATTATATTCGCAGATTAGAAAAATGGAACGATAAGTTTAACCAAGAAAGGTCGCATATGAGAGAAAAACTAATACTATTAGACAAACCTAATGCACAATTCTTATTTCCACCAACACAATCAAATTTTGAATGGAGTGATATGCCTTATAAAAATTGGGATAAAGGACATCATCCTGGCGGCGGCAAACCATATATGGATAACATTGAAAATCTAAAACCTAAATCAGTTTAACTATGACTATTAATAAACACATTCAGGACTTAGAATATTACGACACAAACATTGTAGTTGAATATACATTTATAGAATCAGAGTTAGATTATTTTTCTGGCACTGGACAAAAAGAAGATGTTGAAATTAATGCAGTATATGTTGACAATGTTGATATTACTAGATTAATGGAAGTTCATGAAAATGAACTTGAAACAATAGTATTAAATAAACATTTAGGTAATTTATAATTATGGCAAGAAATATAATTCAACAAGCATTTGATAAACTTGTAGGTTTTAAAACAGAAAATCAAAAGTGGATTGATTTTACAAAAAAATATCCAAATTGTATAGTAACAAATAAAGGTATAACATATAAAAATGGTAAAATATTATGAGTGCAAAAGAAACTTTAAATCACAACATAAAAAGAAAACGACAACTAAGAAAAATAAATCATCCAGCAATGGCAAAAGATTGGGAAACAATTAGCCGAGAGGAACAGAAAAAAAGATTTTATTATTGGAAAATAAATATTAACTTAAAAAAAAATGAGCATGAAGTGAGATAGTTTTTCATTGTTTTTTTTAATTGGAAAGGTGGGTATAAATAGTACCCACTTTTTTTT